ATGTCCATCTTCATCGCCATGCTGGCCTTCTCCGACGAAGGCGCAGCAAAACTAGGCGTGTTGCCCGGATCCGTGGTCGCGGCCTTACTCGGTCTCAGTTGGGGGCAGGATACGTCCGGCGACTCCGTGCAAGGTCCTCCGCCCAAAAGCCAGGGCGAGCGACACTAAACACGGGTGCCAAGCTCGATGGCGACCAGACGGGCGCGCCGTCCGTAGATTTCGGCCGCCTTAGGCACGCTTGCCGCCGGCACAACCGATACTGCCTTGATCACCATATGCAGCCGCGGCCCTGAGTACCCGCGCGACAGCGTGACTGGCCGCCCGATCGGCAGGCGCTCCAGCCTGCCCAGCGGCGAGCCGAATCGCCGGTACTCGGTCGTCTTGGTGCCTGCAGCGAAGGCGTCAAAGTGTTCGCCGCGCAGCACCAACCAGAGCGGCGTGGTCATCATGCGCACCAAGAAAACAATTCCTGCGGCACTGCACAAGCTGCACGGAAAGCCCGGCAGGCGACCCATCGAAGCTGCCGAGCCCGAGGGCGTCGGCGACATCTGGGCACCGCCTGCGTGGTTCGACGATCAGCAGCGCGAGCAGTGGCACTACAGCGCCGAGCATGCGCCGCCCGGACTGCTGACCGGGACGGACCGTGAGGTGCTGGTGATCTGGGTGGTCGCGGCGGTCGAGCATGCCCGCGCCTCCCTCAAGGTGCGGGAGCTGGGGCAAGTCGTCAGCACGCGCGATGGCGGCGTGATGCCCAATCCCTACCTCGGCGTGATGAACCGGCAGGCCCATATCATGCTGCGCTGCGCGTCGGAGCTCGGCTTCTCCCCGGCCGCTCGCGCGGGCCTGGGCCGCATGGCACCGGAGTTTGCCCCCCATGTCCCGAGCATCGGCCAGCCGCGGAACAACGCGCGGCTCGCGGCGTACCTCGACCGCAAGCCCGACAAGCTCCATTGACGAGACGACCGCCTATGCCCGCTCGGTGATCGCCGGCGAGATCATCGCCTGCCGCTTCGTCAAACTCGCCTGCCGGCGGCATCTGCGCGACCTCGCCAAGGGCAAGCGGCGCGGGCTCGTATTCGATGCGCCCGCCGCGCAGCACCGGATCGGCTTCTACTCGACGTTTCTGCGGCACTCGAAGGGGGAATGGGCGCGCCAGCCTGTCGAGCTGAGCCCGTGGCAGAAGTTCGTGATCGGCTCGGTGTTCGGCTGGAAGCGCCCAGATGGCACCCGCCGGTTCCGCTACGTCTACGAGGAGCTGCCGCGCAAGAACGGCAAGAGCACCAAGCTGGCGGGCGTCGGGCTCGACATGCTGGCGTGCGACGGCGAGCCCGGCGCAGAAATCTACGCCGCCGCGACCAAGCGCGATCAGGCGCGGATCATCTTCGACGAAGCCAAGCGCATGGTCGCCAGCTCGCCCGACCTGGCGGCGACGATTGCGCGCTACAAGCTCAATCTTTCCATCGACGCGACCGCCTCGAAATTCGAGCCGCTGAGCAGCGACGACCGCACGCTCGACGGGCTCAATCCCCATTGCGTGCTGGTCGACGAGCTGCACCGCCACAAGACGCGCGCGCTGCTCGACGTGCTCGACACCGCGCTGGGCTCGCGCCGTCAGCCGATCTTGTGGATCATCACCACGGCGGGCGACGACGACCCGGAGAGCGTCTACACGGCGGAGAACGACTACGCCATCAAGGTGCTGGAGGGCGCCGTCGAGGATGACAGCGTGTTCGCCTTCATCTCGACCATCGACAAGGGCGACCGGTGGGACGATCCCGTGGCCTGGGCGAAGGCCAATCCCAACCTCGGCATCTCGGTCAAGCTCGACGATCTCGAGCGGCAGGCGCGCAAGGCAGCCAAGAGCGCCGGCGCGCTGGTCGCCTTCAAGCGGCTGCGGCTCAACGTTCGTTCGTCGGCCATGGACCGCGTCATCGACATGGCGCAATGGGCGAAGAATTCGCGCGGGCGGTTCGACCCCGACAAGCTCGAAAGCCGCCGTTGCTTCGCCGGGCTGGATCTGTCGAGCAAGATCGACATCAGCGCCTTCGTGCGGCTCTACGAGCCCGACGAGGGCGGCATCATGCGGGTCGCTTGCCGGTTCTGGATGCCCGCCGACACCATCGAGGAGCGCGCCGATCGTGATCGTATGCCCTATCGCCGCTGGGTCGAGGAAGGATGGATGGAGGCGACCCCAGGCAACGTCATCGACCACGCCGAAATCAAGGCGGCGATCATCGCCGACGCCAAGCGCTGCGAGATCGAGTCCATGGCCTACGACCCCTGGAACGCCACGCAGCTCGCGGTCGAGCTGAACGAGGCAGGCGTCGAGGCGGTCGAATTCGTGCAGGGCATGCGGAGTTACACGGCGCCGACGAAGGAGCTGCAGGCGCTGATCGCCGACCGCAAGCTCGACCACGGCGACAACCCCGTGCTCACGGTCATGGCGTCCAATCTCAAGGTACAGCGCGACAAGAACCTCAACGAGATGCCAAACAAGGCGCACAGCACCGGCCGAATCGATGGGATCACCGCACTAATCATGGCCCTCGGTCGGCGAATGACCGTAACCCAGCGCGGCGAGCCCGACATGTTCTTTGTCTAGTGTAGCAGCACGCGCTCGATCTCTACGCCTGTCCAGAACAGGCACAGGCGATTGCTCAGTTTGCGTGCCTTCCAAGTGCCGAGATCGAGGCCCGGCAGCAGTTCGGGCCGAACGATCAGCAGCTCGCGTACGATTTCGATGGTATGGCGCTTGGCCTGCACCGCATTGTGACAGCGCACGCCGAGGTAGAGCCGCTGCTCGCCGAGGTGTTGCACAGGGACGGCGGCGAGTGACATGCCAAGTCCCATCAGCATGCGGACGAACCCTTCGTGGTGTTGCTCAACTCGGAAGAACGGCATTAGCGCCCCGTCCTGTTCGGCGAGACAGTGACGCCTCCGCGCTACGCTAAGCAACGCCTGCATAGTCATCTTGCTCCTCGTCGCATTGGTTGATGTCGCCGCCTTTCCTCCACCAGCGGTCACGTTGGCGGGTTGCGCTCCCGCACTCCGAATGACCGGAAGCTACTGAGCAGTGAGACTGCAAGGCAAGCGTTTAAACAAACTGACCAGTTCAATATTTCGACAGGATGTTTAAATCGCGCAGAAACGCATATCTCGACTGCGGCCAAAAAGGTCACAACATGACGATCAAATCATCGCGACCCCAAGCTGGCCTCGGGCTCGGCTCGGCGATGACGAGCGAGCGGATCATCAAGCGCCCAAGCGCCAAGCCGAACACGCCACGATCGGGCAAACCGAAGCCGGTACGGTCGAGCAAACGGTCAACGCCGCGTGGCTTAGAGCATCGTAGGCCTCGGTAGGCGCGCGCTCCCTTCAACAATCTGACGACACGGAGGGGCCATGCCCGCTACCCGTACCGCGCCGCAAGTCGGCGTGATGCAGAGGCGCGCCGCCATTCTGGCACGCGCGAGCGGTGATGGCGGCACCCGACGCGCCCGCTTCGTCGCCAGCGACGAGACGGTCGACCGCTACGGCGACATTATTCGCGCCAGCGGGTGGCAGCTCGGCAACTATCGCAAAAATCCCGTGCTGCTGTTCGGACACCAGTCGGACTCGCTGCCGGTCGGCAAGGTCGATCCGATCGCCGTCGAAGGCACGCAGCTGATCGCGCACGCCGAGTTTCTGCCCGAGGGCGTGACCAGCTTCGCCGACAGCGTCTGGTCGCTGATCGAGCATGGCGCGCTCAACGCGGTCTCGGTCGGCTTCCTGCCGCTGGCGCCGCCCAACCCGATCTTTAATGCCGACAAGCACCTCACGGGCTTCGAATACATCGCCCAAGAGCTGTTGGAGCTGAGCGTCGTGCCGGTTCCCGCGAACCCTAACGCGCTGCAGCTCGCCAAGTCATTCGGGCTCACGCCCGCTGAGATGCGCTGCCTGTTCGACGATGGGACTGCCGCCCAGGTCGCAGCCGCAGCGCGCAGCCGCACCATCACTCTTTCCCGCCTCGGCAGGCATCAGGCGGCCCCCACCCCGTGACCGGGGAGTTTAGTCATGTCTATTCGCAAGCAGATCGACGCGCTCCAGAAGAAGCGAAACGCGCATCTCGACGCCATGCAGGCGCTGAGCGACACCGCAGCCAACGACAACCGGCTGTTCACCGAGGACGAACAGAAGGCTTTCGACAAGGATCAGGGCGAAGTGCGGGACATCGATGGGCAGCTGGAGAAGCTGCTCGAGGCCGAGCGCCAACTCGCGCACCTGGCGCAGCCCGCGCCGACACCGACCGCGATCCTCGATCCCAAGCCGAAGTTCGTCGCGTTCAAGGGGCAGGCGTTCACGCGCTATGTCGGCGCGCTCGCACGAGCCAAAGGCAATCTCATGCTGGCGGCCGAGATGGCGAAGGCATGGGACAACGAGACACCCGAGGTCAGCGCGATCTTGCGTGCCGCCGTTGCGGCGGGCACGACCACCGACCCCGCGTGGGCGGCGCCGCTCGTCAACTATCAGGTGATGGTCGGCGAATTCATCGAGCTCCTGCGTGCCGAGACGGTGATGGGCCGCCTCAACGGCTATCGCCGCGTGCCGTTCGCCATCAAGATCCCGCGCCAGACGGCCGGGGCGACGGCGGGCTGGGTCGGTGAGGGCGGCTCAAAGCCGGTCAGCAAGCTGGCGTTCGACCAGATCACGCTGCCCTGGACCAAGATGGCCGTGATCGTCGTCATCACGCAGGAGCTGGCGCGGTTCTCGACCCCGAGTGCCGAGCAGCTCGTGCGCGACGACCTAATCGCGGCCATCGCGGAATTCATGGACAATCAGCTGCTTGACGACCAGGTGACCGCTATTGCGGGTGTTCGCCCCGCCTCGATCACCAATGCGGCGACGAAAATCCCCAGCTCCGGAGGCGCGGTCGCCAACATTACGAGCGACCTCAGCACGGCGATCCTCAACATGACGGGAGCCAACATCCCGTTGCGCCGTCCGGTGTGGCTGATGGGCTATGGGGTAGCGACTTACCTCGCCACACTGCGCACCGCTCAAGACATCTTCGCCTTCCCGTCTATGTCTGCCGGCGGTGCGCCGGGGGTGCTGGGCTCCACCCCCACGCTGATGGGGATCCCGGTCATCGTATCGGGCAACGTCAAAGCCGGGGTGATCATCCTGTTGGAGCAGTTCGAGCTGATGGTCGCCGACGATGGTGAAACGATGATCGACACCTCGCACGAGGCGTCGCTGCAAATGGACGAGGCCCCAGCGACGCCGCCGACGCCGCTGGTGTCGCTGTGGCAGCAGAACCTGCTGGGCATCAAGGCTGAACGCTTTGCGTACTGGATGATGCGCCGCCTCCCTGCCGTGCAGGAGATTACGGGTGCTCCGGTACCGTCCACGCCCGCCTCGCAACAGCGTGTCCGGCAGGCGGCCTGATCGGCAACGAGGAGCGCGCGTCGTGCACATCCCTGGCCGGCGCGCGCAACTCCATCATCCGGCGAGGAGTGCTCCATCCACCGATTCAAAGGAAATGTCGTGCATGCAAGGGGATGACCAGGCCCGCTGCAAGGAAGGACGTAACGATTACGAAAAGGATGAGGTCGGACTTCATCTGACAGAGAGCAGGGCGAAGAAGCCCGCGACGTAGGCCACGGGGATGAACCACCCGGCGCGGGCCCAGGCGATGACCGATCGGATCTGGGAAAACTCGTTCGACAGGGCGACGCCGGCCGACGACCCGAACCACATCATGGATCCCCCGAATCCGACAGCGTACGCCAGCAGCGCCCAGTCGTAGCCGCCCTGCTTGAGGGCCAGGGCCGTCAGCGGGATGTTGTCGAAGACGGCCGAGAGGAAGCCAAGGCCCAATACCGTCTGCCATGAGGCCGCGGGCAGCGCGTCAACGGGCATCGTTGCCGCGAGTGCCACGAGAGAGGCCAGGAACAAAGTTCCGGGCACTGCCCGCCGCGGCGCGCGCCAGTCGACCTTCCGCCACAGGCCCGTCATTGCGATGGCGATCCACAGGCCAATGCCGAGCCAGGGCCCGGTCTTGTAGAGAGCGGGTGACAAGGCGTTGCCGAACGAGTTGACGGCGATGATCGCGCCGAGCAGCACCAGAACAACCGCTGTTCGTGCCCAATCGATCGTTGGAGGCGCGACAGTAGTTGCCTGCCGTCGTGGCGGGCCTTGTAGGACCGAGGCCAGTGGCCCGAACACGGCGAAGGCGACCAGCGCCGCCACGAAGGCCGGCAAGACCTCGAGGGCAGGGATTCCGGTGATCCACATCATCGTCGTGGTGGTATCGCCTACGACGCTTCCAGCACCGCCGGCATTGGCGGCCGCAACGATGGCCGCGAGGAAGCCGACCCCGACCCGCCCGTGGTAGTAGTGCCGCGCCATGATCCCGCCGATGATGGCGGCGGCGATGTTGTCCAGGAAGATCGACATCACGAACACGAGGCCGAGCAGCAACATCCCGCCGGTCCAGTTCTTCGGCAGCACGTGCGGCAACGCTTCTGCAAGCTTGCTGCGCTCGAAGTGGTTGGCCATCACCGCGAACCCGAGCAGCACCAAAATGATGTTGGTGAGGGTGGACCACTCATGAGCGGCGAGCGAGCCGATCCAGTGCAGCCATTCGGCCCCGCCGAGCATCACGAACCGGTAAACGATGACGGTCAGGAGGCCGGAGACAGCGGCCGGCAGGGTATGACGATGAAAGATGCCGATCGCGATCAGAGTGGCCGCGAAGATGAAATACTCGGCAGGGACCGAAGGAAAGCTCACAGGGGGCACGCCGACTCCGCGTGGCGGCCCGACCGACGCATTTCCTGCCGCTTGCCTAATGCAAGGGCACCCCTGGTTCTCCTTAGACACATCTAAGAGCGGAGACAAGAGTTCCAGCTCAGGTCGAAGCCGGCCGCGCCGCCTCGCACGGAAAAGCGAATAGCGACATGACGGACGAGACTGGTGCAAAGCGGCCGCGCACGGACGGCATGATCTTGATCCCGAAGACGCCGCCCTACTTCGGGCGCCAAACCAAAAAAACCCCCGCCGAAGCGGGGGCTTGGATCGTCAATGTGCTCTAGGCGACGCGGAACACTACACCGCCGCGCTCGCTGTCATGGTCTGCCTTCACTTCGTGCAGCCTGCGAACCTTGTCGCGGATCATCGCTCGCACTTGAGCGGACGCCGACTGATGCGGCGCGGTACCCTTCGCCTTGAGCTTGAGCGCCTTTGCCGCTTCGTCGTTCGTAGCCCCTTTCTTCGTCTTGAGTAGCGCGATCAACTCAACGACCTTCGGGTCGAGGTCCTTCGGCTTCTTCTCTGCCTTGGCCTTCGCGGGCTTCGGCGCTGCTGCCTTTTTGCCAGCAGTCTTGGGCGCTGCCTTCTTCGCCGGCGCGTTCGGCTCTGCCTTGGGCTTCGCTGCCGCTGTCGTCGCGAGCTTCGCGGTCTTGGCTGCTTTGACGGCTTTCGCTCGCGAGGCCACGACGGCTTTGACGGCCTCGGGGGTCATAGCTTGCGGGATCGACTTCGTCTCGTGCTTCGTGGTCGCTGCAGTCGTCGGCCTTTTCGCCGCCGCCACGTTCTTCTGCGCGTCGCGTTTGAGGAACGCCGGGATGGCGAGATCGTCGGCAGTAGTCTTGGTTGTGTTAGTCATCACAGTCTCCTTGGAAAAGTCCATGCGTTGCGCGCTCGCCAACGCCGTCGGCGATGGCTGGAAAAGCGCGCGTTTCAACGATGCATAGAGCGATCGGTTAAACAGAATGTCTAAGCTTTGCTCAGCATAGCGGGCCGCCTGCAGGTGTCGGCGCTGACTTGGCCGCGGATTGTCGCATCTAAGGCGCAAGCCGGTCAGCGTTTCCCGCGATCCGCATCGCATTCAGCGCGTGGAAGCTGCTCGGCGCGACGCTGGAAGCGCGTGATCTTCGCGGCTGCGCGCCGCCGACGGAGACTGCCCATGTCCAAAAAGCGGAGTGTTGGAACAGCGCCGAGCGACTATCGCCGACGCGAGATGCAAGGGAAGGGCTGACGCACTATGCCCTCGCTGATCTCGCGCATCGGTGCAGCGGGGCGCGCCGCATTGCGGGCGCTGCAGCCCGCTTGGCCTGGCGGGACGAGCTGGTACTGGCCGCCCAGTGGCAACGGTGATCGCGGCCCGCTAGGCGCGTGGCAGATGAACCTCAACGCCGGGGCGATGCCCGCGCCCGACCTGGTCGCCTTCTCGGCGGTGTACGCCTGCACCACGATCATCAGCGGCGACATCGCCAAGCTGCCCCTGCAGGTCTTCAAGATCGACATGGCGAGCGGCGCTCGCGAGCTGCAGCGGCGCGACTACTACGCCCAACTCATGCGCGAGCCAAACGAGTACCAGACCGCCGCCGACTTCATGCAGCTCTATCTGCTGAGCGTGCTGCTGCAGGGCAACGGTTACGCTTTCGCGAGACGCAATGCCCGCGGCGAGATCAGCGAGATGCATGTGCTCGATCCGCGTACCACGCAGGCGTATGTCGAGCCCGAGACGGCGACGGTGTTCTATCGAGTCGGCGAGAACCAGCTCGCCGGGCTGCGGTCGGGCGCGATGGTGCCGGAGCGGTTCGTCATCCATCACCGCCTGCCGCTGCTGCCGGCCTTCCCACTGGTCGGGGTCACGCCGATCTTCGCCGCCGCCGCGTCCAGCGCAGTCGGGCTCCACATCCTGCGCAACTCGCAGAGCTTCTTCGGCAACGCCTCGCGCCCCTCGGGCGTGCTGACCGCGCCGGGTCGCATCAGCAAGGAGACCGCCGACCGGCTCAAGGAAGATTGGGACAGCAATTACCAGGGCCAGCGCTACGGCAAGACAGCCGTGCTGCCGGAAGGGCTCAAGTGGGAGCCGCTCACGATCACCGCGCAGGATGCGCAGCTGATCGAGCAGCTGCGCTGGAGCGTCGAGGATGTCGCGCGCGTGTTCCGCGTGCCGCCGTTCATGCTGGGCGACACGAGCAAGAGCACGTATCGCAACAGCGAGCAGCTCGGCCGCGCCTATCTGTCGGGCTGCCTGTCGTACCACATCGAGGCGCTGGAGCAGCGATTCGCCCGCGCCTTTGAATTCCCCGTCAACTACGAGCTGAAATTCGACCTGTCGGCGCTGCTGCGCGCCGAGATCGATGTCCGGTATGACGCCTACCAGAAGGCGCTGCAGTCGGCGTGGTCGACGATCAACGAAGTGCGCGCGCAGGAAGGGCTCGCCCCGGTCGAGGGCGGCGACGAGCCGCACATCCAGATGCAGTACGTCCCACTCAGCGACGCGGGCACGCGGGGTGCCGCGCCCGCGCCGACGCCATCCGACCCGAACCCGACCAATCCCACGCAGGAGAGCCTCGACGCCGCGCTGCTGCGGCAGCTCGTGCGCGAACGCCTACGGAGGGCCGCATGAGCATTTCGCGCGAAGATCAACAGCTGATCGCAGACATCGTCGCGGACGCGGTCAACGCCGGTTACGACAAGCTGCGCGCCGATGTCTACGCGAGGATGCTGGAGCTGCGCACGCCGCTGTGGAAGGTGACGCCGAATGGCGAGCTGTTCGTCGGCGGCGACTTCGCTGGCGATCTTCGGCCGCTGTTCCATAGCGTCGTCGTCGAGGCGCTCACGGCGGCCGGGCATCTCAAGGGTGACGGGGGCGAGGATGACGACGGCAGCTGACGCCAAGCCCGTCGCGATGTCCGCACCGGTCGATCTCGCGACGATCAAGGACGACCTCGGCATCCCGGCCGACGACACGAGCAACGACGCGTGGCTGCAGCGCCGCATAGACGGCATCTGGAGCCGCTTCCAGGCATACACCGGCCGGCCGCTGCAGCTCGCCTCTACCTGGGCGGACGATTGGGGGCTGCTGATCACCAATCACCCGGCGTACACCCAGCCGCCGCTGTGGCGCGCCATGCCGAGCGCGACGGTGTTCCTGCGCATGTTCCCCGTGCAGGCGGTGTCCAAGCTGGTGCTGAGCGGGCAGGAGCACGACCCCGCGCGGCTGCTGATCGAGCTCGGAAGCGGCAAGCTGATCGGCCTCGAGGGCTACGCCAGCGATTTGCGCACCGCGCTGGTCACCGGGCAGGCGCTGGTCGAGTACGAGGCGGGTTTCGACGAGCTGCCGCCCGATCTCTACGAGGCGCTACTCGGCGCGCTCACCGCGCAGTGGACGGCGCGACAAGCGGCAGCGGGCGGCGTCGCACCAGGCGGCCTTATGCCGACCCGCATCAACGCGACCGATGTCGGCGAAATCGAGCTGTCGAGCGCGTCCAACTTCTTCGTTGATCAGGCCGGGCGGCGCGACGCATCAGATCCACTGCTGGGGCCGTACGCCATGATCCTCGACCCCTACGTCGACTGGCGGTCGATCACCGGCGGCGCTTACCCCAGCACCAGCGCCGTCGACCGCGAGCCCACGCCGTGACGCTCGTCGACCAGATGGCGGGGGCGCTGCGATGGGCGCTGGCCATGTTCGGCCGCCCGCAACTCTATGCGCTGAACGACAACAGCGCGACGATGCAGCTGGTGGCCTACGTGCGCGGCGTGCGGGCGGACGATCTCTTTGCCAACGCCCAGCAACAGGACATCGCCGCTGTGATCAACGCCGCCGCGTTCCGCGCCGCGTTCGCACCGCGCGCGACGCCGCAGCGCTACGACCGCCTGCGCATCTCCGGCCGCTCGTGGTCGGTCGAGGAATGGCGCGGCTCGCCAAACGACGACGAGCCGGTTTTCTACAAGCTCTTGCTGCGCGGAGGCTCGCAATGACGACGCCGCTCGCGATCTTCAAGGCGATCTGGGCCGAGCGCATCCCCGTCGACGTGCTGCCCTACATCGAGGCGGTCAATTCCCCGGTCGATGCCAGCCTAGCGCCGAACGTCTGGGGCGCGGCGGTGGTGCAGAACGACACGCGCACCGATGTCACGCTCGGCTCGATGCCGTGGGTCGAGGAAGTCGGCACGATCTTGATCGGGCTTTTCACCCGCTCGGGCACCGGCCCCGACGCGCTGGACCAGGCCGTCGACTACATCCGCCAGACGTTTCACGGCGCGCATCGCGACGGGCTCGCCATCCTGCAGGTCGACGGGCCTCACGATGTCGACCCCGAGGGCCTCGGCGAGTGGTGGCAGCTCGCCATGACCGCCCGCTACACGTTCCAAACGCGGCGCCACGGGACCGATCTGTTCTATGGCGGCTGGGAGGGCTTCCCCGACACGCCGCCGCCACCGTTGCCGCTGCCGGGCTGATCATGCCGACCCGCGTCGAGGTCAGCGGGCTCAGTCAGGCAAAGGAGAATTTCGAGAAGCTCGACCAGCTCGTGCAGAAGGACATCGGCCGCCAGTCGCTGCGCGCGCAGGGCTGGACGCTGGCCCGCCCGATGCGCGGCGCGACCTACACGACGTTCGTCCGCCGCACAGGCGCGATCAGGGCGGCGATGGGCGTCGTAGTCGCGCGGGAGCCGAAAGACAACAGTCTCGTCGCCTACGTCGAGGAGCTGCCGACGAAACAGCCGCTGTCGCCGTTCGGGGCGCTGCTGCGGAAGAACCGGCGACGCACTACCGATCCTGCCGTGCCGTTCTACTGGCGGTTCCTCGAATTCGGCACCAACGAGCGCCGCAGCGTGCGCACGCCCAAGGCGCTGCGAAGCGGTCGCGTCGGCAGGACGGGCAAGGCGCGCGAGCGCACGCGCAAGCAGCTGCAGCGCTGGCTGGGCAGCGGCAATCGCGGCGCGGTCGCGTCGCGCTCGTGGCTTCGCCCCGTGTTCGGACCCTCAGCGCCGAGATCCGTCGAGGCCTTCCGCGAAACCATCGTCAAGCTGATCGACGCGGCGGTCAGCGCCATGTCCAAAAAGTAGGAGGCAACCATGGCCCGACTTTCGTCTCAGGGCTCCATCATCATGATCAGCGACGACATCGACGCCGTCAGTGTCGACATCACCGCCGCGACCAAGGCCAAGCCGTGCGTGCTGACGTGCGCGGTCGGCGCGGCTCCCGTGGTCGGCGACATCGTCGTCCCGAAGGGCACCGGCTGGAACAGCATCGAGGCGATGCCGTTCAAGGTCTCGGCCGTGGCGGCGGGCCAGATCACACTGGAGGACAGCGACACCACCGACGAAGTCGCCGACATCGCGGCGGATGCGTCGCTCGGCGTGCCGACGTTCCTCGAGCTGTGCCGGTCCAACTTCACCGCCAACAACCCGGCCGGCGCGACCATCGATGTCACCACGCTGTGCGACATCGCACACCGCATCGTCGCGGGCCTGCCTGCCATCGGCACCTGGAACGCGGCCGGCTTCTACGACTGCGGCGATCTCGCCTTGGCGCGGGCACGTGATGCCTATCGTACGGGCGAGGATGTCGTGATCGACGTGCGCCTGCCGGATGGCTGCGGCTGGACGTTCATGGCGATCGTCAACACGTTCGACGTGACGCTCGGCATCAACGCGGCCGTGGCGAACACGCTGGGCGGCCAGATCGACGGCGGCATCCACTTCTACAAGACGCCCGCGCCGGGCTTCGTCGCGCGCGTCAAGCCCGCCGTGTCGCCGCGTCCCACCACGACTGCGCCTGCGGTGACTGCATGAACCGCGACAGCTGGAATGGTCGGCCCGTCAAATTCGTGGAATTCTCCATCCGGGAGGGGCGACCGCTGGTCGAGGCGTTCGCGCGCGACAGCGAGGAAGGCTCGTTCGTCCTGCTGGTCCAGGCTCTGCGCTATGCCGACGACGGAAGCCCGGTGTTCACCTCGGTCGACGAAGTGATGGATCAGCCGTTCCGCCAGCGCGAGCGGCTCGCCTACCTGTCGGGCAAGTGCGCCTACGCTAACGGGCTGCGCGAGCGCGACCCCGACGCCGATGTCGCGCCGGGCACCCAGCCCAATGGCCATGACGAGGGTGCAGGCCCTTCCCACTGACGCCAGAGCGCGCGTTCCTGCATCGGCTCGCTCTGGCGCTGCACATGCGCGTCGCTGATCTCGAAGGCTCGATGTCGATGCGAGAGCTGCTCGACTGGCAGCGCTTCGAGGCAATGCACGAGCCGCTGCCGGATCGGCTCGCCGACATCCACGTCGCGATGCTCGCCGCCGTCGTCGTCAACCTGGCGCGCTCGCCCGATGCGCAGCCGGTGCGGCCTGCCGAGTTTCTCGTCATCCGCGACCCCGAGCCGCCGCCCGATGACGGGCTCAGCGAGATCGACCGTCACATGGCGAGTTGGCGGGGAGGCTGACCATGGCGGTGATCGGCGACGTTCTCGTCAAGCTGGTGGCGGACTTCGCCGAATTCAGCAAGGGCATGCAGGAGAGCACGAAGCAGCTCGACGACTTCGGCAAGCGTGCCAACTCGATGATGGACAGCATCGCCTCGGTCGGCCGCTTCGCGACCGTGGCGGGTGCCGTGGCGCTGGTCGGCAAGGCGATCTCGGCGGTGATCGACGAGGTCAACCGCTTGCAAGGCAAAATCACCGATATTGGCAATCAGGCCGACAAGCTCGGCGTGAGCTTCGAGCGCTTCGAGCAGCTCCGGATCGACGCGATACAGGCCGGGCTCGGCGTCGACAAGCTGACCGAGACGATGACGCGCCTGCAGTCGGTCACCCAGCAGGCGCTGCTTGGCAACGCAGCGATCATCAGCTCGCTGAACCGGCTCGGCGTGACGATCCTCGACAACAACGGCAAGCAGCGCAGTCAGGAGGAGATCAACCGCCGCGTCGCCGAAGCCTTCACGCGGATGCCGCCGAGCATCGAAAAGACGCGGCTCCAGCTGCAGCTGCTGGGGCAGACCGGCGAGCAGACCGACAAGGTGCTCAAGGAGCTGACGACCAGCAGCGACAACTTCCAGCAGCGCGCCGACGCCATCCGCATCTCGCAGGCGAACGCGCAGCTCAAGCAGTTTGAGGATCGCGCCGCTGCGGCAAAGGAGAGGTTTGACCTGCTGGTGGCGGCGACGACGATGCCGACCAAGGCGGGCTTCCTCGAGGGCTGGGCGACCGGCATGGAGCGGCTCAACGCCGCCATCGTCGCCAACGACTACACCAAGCTGCAGAACATCATCCGGCTGCTGTTCAGCCCGATGGAGCAGCTCAAGCTCGGCGGCACGATCCTCGGCAGCGCCGATCCCGTCGCCGAGAGGGTCAAGCAGCTTGAGACGGACGTAGAGCGCTACCAGAAGAACATCGACTATTCGACGCAGCCGGGAGCCAACTTCTTCCAGCGCAACGCGTACGACGTGGATCAGCTGCGCGGCAAGATCGCCGATGCCCGCGTCGAGATCGGTCGGCTCAAGGCGACGCAGACCGAGCAGTACCCGTCCGAGGGCGGGTTCGTGGTGCCGCGCACCGAGCCGCCGGGCAAGCAGCCGCCCAAGGCGACGACGGGCGGCGGCGGCGGTCGCAGCGATGCCGACGACGTGCAAGCGCTGATCGAGCGCTACACCAAGATGACGAAGGCGGCGCAGGACAGCGCCGCTGCGGTGCGCGCCAACACCAAGATCGACATCGACGATTTCGCGTTGGTCGTTCAGGCCAAGCAGGAGACGCAGGACATCCTCGCGCGGATCGAGCAGCACAAGGCGGTCGCGCCCGAGCAGCGCAAGGCGCTTGAGGATGCCGTGCTCGCCGCCAAGCAGCAGCAGGCCGAAACCCAGCGCTCGATGCAGTATGCGACGCAAGCCGACGCCACGCAGCGGCGCCTGGGCGACGGCATGCAAGCTTACGGCCGCGTGCAGCGTGATCTCAACCGGCAGCTCGCCAGCGGTCGGCTGGAGATCGTCGCCTACAATCGCGCGCTCAAGGAGCAGACGGAGGAAGTCGAGAACGCCGCGCTGGCGGCCAAGCGCTACGACGACGATCTCGGCTCGCTGACGGCGGGCTTCGAGCTGGCGGCGCGACAGTACGCGCGCAGCAACGACCTGTTCAGCCAAGGCGGGCAGATTTTCACTGCCACGACCAACTTCATGGGCGAAGGGCTCGACGTGCTGCTCGGCAAGTCGGATCGCACCTTCGGGCAGGTTGCCGCCGACTTCGCGCAGATGCTGGCGAAGATGGCGCTGCAGGCGGCCACGTCGTCGATCTTCAAGAGCATTTTCGGGGGGCTGGGCGGCGGCGCGAGCCCGTTCGCGGGCATGGATGTCTCGGGCTGGTCGACCGACGACCAGATCAGGGCCTTCTCGTCGTACGGCGGCGGTGGCGGCGGCGGGCTGTTCGGCTGGGTCGGCAGCGTCTTCGGCGGTGGGCGCGCCACGGGCGGCGATGTTCAGCCGGGCGTCGTCTACACGGTGGGGGAGAACGGCCCCGAGCGCTTCATCCCGGCCGCCGCTGGGCGCGTCGAGCCGAGCGGCAACGGGCCGGGCGGCACCGTCAACGTCAACCTCGACATGGGCCAGACGGCGGGCGCTGCAGATCCCGGTGCTGCGCTCGAATTCGGACGCCGCATCCGCGCCGCCGTCGTCGACGTGATCGCCCAGGAGAAGCGCCCCGGCGGCACCCTTTATCGCCGCGCCAATGCGTGAGGTGAGCCATGGCCGATCCGGTCCCGCAGCCTTACTGGCCGTGGTGCGCGATGCCGGGCGCGTCGCGAGACACCAAGCTGTCGGTCGACGAGGTCGCGTTCGGCGACGGCTACAAGCATCGCTCAACGCGCGGGCTCAACCCGGCGCGCCCCAGCTGGTCGCTGTCATTCCCGTTCACGTCGCTGGCTGAGCTGGAGGAGCGCGACGACTTCCTGAAGGCCAATGCCGCGCGCGGCTTCTGGATGACGCCGCCCGATGGCACGGGGTACGTGCTCGTCACTGCCGACGAGTGGACGGCGCAGATCAGCGAGAGGAACCGCGCGAGCGGCATCGTCGGCACGCTGAGCGTGACGCTGACGCGTAGCTTCAATCCGCAGCCCGGCGACGTCGGCTCATGACCAGTCTCACGACCGAGGGCCTGATCACGCTGTGGCAGCTCGACACGACCAGCCTCGGCGGACCGTGGTTCTACTTCACCAGCGCCAGCGACGCCGAGCACGAGATCATGTGGGGCGGCCAGCTCTACTCGCCGCTGCCGATGGACGCGCAGGGCTTCGAGATGACGACGCGCGGCGCGTTCCCGACGCCGAGCGTGACGATCAGCAACCTCTACGGCGCGGGCAATCTGCTGCTCGACAGCTACAAGGGGCTGGTCGGCGCTGAGCTGGTCCGCCTGCTGACGCTGCGGCGCTTCCTCGACGACGGCGACACGCCCGATCCCGCCGCCTACATCACGCGCGACAAATTCGTGGTGGCGCAAAAGACCAGCCACACCGCCGTCGCCATCGCCTTCAAGCTGGCGTCGCGCATGGATGTCGAGGGCACGCAGCTGCCGCGCCGCCAAATCCTGCGCGACGTTTGCACCCATCTCTATCGCTCGTGGGACCCGGTCGCCGGCGCGTTCGACTACAGCAAGGCGACCTGTCCCTACACGGGCGCGGCCAACTTCGACACCAGCAACCAGCCGACCGACGCGGCGCACGATCAGTGCTCGCGCAACCTCAACGGCTGTCTGGCGCGCTTCGGGCAGCAGCCGCTGCCTGCGCGCTTCTTCCCCGGCGTCGGAAAGGTGAAGTGATGCAGGCACCCAACCCGACCAGCCCGGCGCGCCCCTTGGCCTGGACGGATGCGATCCACGAGGCGGCCAAGCAGCACACCGCCGACGCCTACCCGCACGAGGCGGCGGGCATCGTCGAGGGTGGCGAGTATGTGCGGCTCGACAACCTCAGCACCCAGCCGGGCGCGGATGTCGCGCTGAGCGACGACGATCTCCTGCGCGTCGCCATGGCGGACGTGTTCTTTCACAGCCACCCGGACGGCTTCGGCTGCCCGAGCGCCAGCGACATGCGCTACCAGCAGCAACTCGGCACCCCGTTCGTCGTCATGTGCTGGCCCCTCTACGACCTGTTCTGGTGGGGCGATGCGCTGCCGCGTGCGCCGCTGATCGGGCGCGGCTTTCGGCACGGCGTTCATGACTGCTACTCCCTGATCCGCGACTACTACGCCGACAAGGGCATCGATCTGCCCGACTACCCGCGCGATTGGGATTGGTGGAGCAAGGCGCGCGGCCTCGATCTCTATCGCGACAACTTCGAGAAGGCGGGTTTCCACCAGATCGACCCGAGCCAGGCGACGCGCCCCGGCGATGGGCTGCTGATGCGCTTCAACTACGAAGTGCCGATGCACGGTGCGGTCGTCTGGGACGACCAGCTGATCCTGCATCACCCGGCCGGGACCAAGCCGGTCGACCCGACACGCCTCTCGGTGCTCGTGCCGCGCAGCCGTTACGTGCGGCACATCTCGGTCGCCGTGCGCCGGTCATGATCCGCGATGTCTACCTCTACGGCGCTGCCGGGCGGCTGTACGGCACCCACTTCCGCATCGACGTGTCGAGCCCGGCCGAGGCGGTGCGCGCGCTGATCACGCTACGGCCCGGCCTGCGCTCGGTGATCCGCGAAGGCAACTGGCGCGTCGTCGTCGGCCCGCCGCGACTGCGCAACGCCATCGACCCCGAGCTGCTGCTCATGAACGCGGGCAGCCAGCCCATCCATTTCGTGCCCGCCACGCGCCCGCGCGGTGGTGGCGACGGCAAGGGCATCGCCGGGATCATCGTCGGCGTGGTGCTGATCGGCGCGGCCATCGTCGCGACGGGTGGCCTGGCGGCGGCGTTCGCCACGCCTCTCGCGCTCGGCATGTCGTACGGCTCGGTCGTGCTGCTGGGTGCGTCCATGATCCTGGGCGGTATCAGCTCGCTGCTCACGCAGCCGCCCAGCTCGGACGCGGCGACCGATCGAGCTCGGCCCGACGACCGGCCGTCGTTTCTGTTCAACGGCGTGAGCAACAACAGCCAGCAGGGCGGCCCCGTGCCGCTGGTGTTCGGCACCCATCTAACCGGCTCCGTCGTCATCGGCGCGGGCTTGAACGCCGAGGACATCCCGACCGGCGAGACGCCCGGCAGCGGCGGAGGTGGCAAGTGGCCGTTTCCCTGATCCGTCGTCGTCGCGACGAGGCGGGCGTGCGCGTCTACTCGGTGCCCGATCCGAGAGCGACGAGGGTCGCGGCCAAGGGCGGGGGCAAGGGCGGCGGTGGCGGGTCGAGCAGCCAGCACCAGCCACAGATCGCGCCCAACACGCTGCGCAGCATGGCGACGGTGCGTCTCCTCGAGGTGCTGAGCGAGGGGCCGATCTACGGTGCGAGCAGCGCGCCGATCTCGCCGCTGCAGGGCCTGTTCCTCGACGGCACGCCCGCAATGGACAGCGCGGGCAACCCGCAATTCAACATCAAGGAAGCCTACTTCCGGCAGGGCTACCCGAGCCAAGACCCGATCCCCGGCTACCCCATGAGCGAGGCTCCGTTCTCGGTCGGGGTGCAGCTGCATACCGGGCAGTACAGCGTGCGCGCGCTCAACGTGCCGCTGTCGGCGGTGCGCTACATCGTGCGGCTCAACGGCCTGTACGGGCAGACCGATCAGGGCGATGTAACCAACGCCAGCGTGACGTACACGTTCGACCTCTCGGTCGACGGCGGCCCGTGGTTCAACGTCGTCACCGAGCAGATCAGCGGCAAGACGATGTCGCCGTATGAGCGCGCCGTCCGCGTGCAGCTGCCGTACACGACCGGCTCGATCCAGATGCGCATGAGCCGCGTCGATCCCGAGCACGGGCCGCAAACCCAAAACGACATCTTCTGGTCCAGCTACGTCGAGATCACGGACGGCACGATCAGCTACGACGACACCGCCGTGGCGGCGATGACCATCGACGCCGAGAATTTCCCGTCGCCGCCGCAGCGCGGCTATCTGCTCGACGGGCTGCTGCTCGACATCCCAAGCAACTACGATCCGCGCGCTCGGACCTATAGCGGCGATTGGGACGGCACCTTCCAGCAGGCGTGGACGAACAACCCGGCGTGGGTGCTGTACGGCCTGCTCACCAACGAACGCTGGGGCCTAGGCCGCTTCCTCGACGTGCAGGCGGTCGACAAGTGGAGCTTTTACGAGACGGCCGTCGCCAACGACGAGCTGGTGCCTGACGGGCTCGGCGGCCTGCAGCCCCGCTGGCTGTGCAACTGCGTCATCAACACCCGGCAGGACGCCTACACCGTCCTCAACGCTGTGGCCTCGTCGATGCTGGCGCTGCTCTACTGGAGCAACGGCACGGTGTTCCTCGTGCAGGATCGCCGCATGGGTCCGCCGACGCGGCTGTTCGGCCCGGCCGATGTCGAAAGCGGCATCTTCGACTATCAGGGCGCGGACTATCGCTCGCGCTGGACCGCTGCGGCGGTGACGTGGAACGACCCGAGCGACGAGTACAACGCGACCGTCGAGCTGGTGCAGGACACCGCGTTGATCGCCAAGCAGGGCTATCGCGAGACGCAGCAGACCGCCTTCGGCTGCACGGTGCGCGGTCAGGCGATCCGCTTCGGTCGCTGGCTCGTCTACACCAACCAATTCGAGACTGAGGTCGTCACCTTCCGCGTCGGCCTCGAAAATGCCGATCTGCGACCGGGCGAGATCGTCGCCATCAGCGACCCGAGCCGCGTCGGGGCGCGCCTTGCCGGGCGACTGCTCGCCGACGACGGCACCGACACGCTGACGCTCGACAGCTTCCCCACCGAGATGGCGGCGAGCCCGGCCGCGTGGACGATCTACGTCACCGTGGGCAACGCCGCCGAAGGCGAGACGCCGCGCGTGATCGCGTGCCACGTCCAGGCCGTGCTGCCCGACAATCAGGTGACTGTGGTCGGCAAGCAGCCGGGCATGGATGCGGGCTGCAACTGGATGGCGTCGAGCGCGTCGGTCGAGCCGACGCACTGGCGCATCGCGGGCATCACGGATCGCGGCAAGGGGAGCTACGAGATCGTCGCGACCGAGCACCACGAGGAGAAATGCGACTACGTCGACAACGGCGTGCTGATCCCGCCGCCGCCGTTTTCGCTGATCCCGACCGGTCCGCTGCAGTCTCCGAGCGACCTTACACACAACGAATACATCTACCTCGACGGCTCGGGCTGGCCGCAATTCGGCGTCGTCATGTCGTGGCAGGCGTCGCCCGACCCGCGCGTGCGCAACTACATGCTGGAGCTCAGCGGCCCGGCCGCCGACTATCGCCGCTATGCGCAGGTGATCGGCATCGCGCAGGACGTGCCGCTGATGCGGCAGGGTCAGTGGGTCGCCACGCTGACCGGCTTCGACAATCTCGGTCGGCGCGCGCAGCCGATCACGTACAACTTCACGCCGATTGGGCTGACCGCGAAGCCCGCCGCGCCCGGCGCGCTCTACATCACGCCGCAGGGCACGACGACCACGCTGACGTGGGTCGCGTCGCCCGACATCGACGTGGTGATGTATTGGGTGAAGTGGTCGCCGCGCACCGATGGCTCGGCGGTCTGGGAAAACGCGACGACCTCGATTGCCCGCGTCGACCGCAACACGACGCAAGTCACCACGCCGACGCGCGCTGGCACGTTCATGGTCAAGGCCATCGACAGCCTCGGACAGGAGAGCGTCGACTACGCGCTCGCCATCCTGCTGCAGCAGGCTAGCGAGGCGGTGCAGATCGCGGTCGAGGCAGAGCAGCCCAACTGGGCGGGCGACCTCAGCAACTACTGGCATCGCGTGGGCGACGAGCTGTGGATGCCGCCGCCCCGCGAGCCCGAGCCCATCCCGGCTGGCGTGTTCCCCGGCGGTCGGGCGCTGGCGGTCAACCAGTCGCCGACGCGGCTCGACGTGTACGGCTTCGCCGCGAACCTCGACATCGGGCTCGTCAGCAACGTGTCGATTGTCGCGCTCCTCGAGGGGCACGGCTCGTTCACCGGCACCGTGATGGCGGATTGGGTGCCGCTGGCGAGCGCCGACCCACTGGCGACGGGCGTGCCCGGCGCGATGGTCACTTGGGTGCCGCTGGCCTCTGCCAAGCCGCTGGCGAGCAACACCTCGGATCAGTGGGATGCCCACATCGAGATGCGCGTCAGTCAGGATGCCGTCGAGTACCGCGATTGGACGCCGCTCAAGTCGACGCTGATCACCGGCCGCGCCTTCGAGTGGCGGCTGGTCGGCGCGGTCTACGATCTCGCGACGACGCTGCGCATGATGCAGGCCGAGGTGCACGTCGAGATACCGACGCGCTCGATCAGCGGCAACGACGCCGCGCTCGATGGCACGGGCCACCTGATCGTCGTCTATGCGCACGGCTTCGCCGCCACGCCGACCGTGCAGCTCACCGCGCGGCAGGACCTTTCGGCGGGCGGCAACATCGTCCTCATCGAGAGCGACCGCGATCACTTCAAGATCGAGCACCGCGACGCCACAGGCGCGCCCGTGGCGGGCGGCTCCATCGATTACTTCGTGCAAGGGTACGGGGGCCACGCATGAGCCAGTACGACTTCGGGACCATCGACCCGTTCGTGAACACGGGCGAGCAGCTCGCCGACATGCTCAACAACTGGCGCGATGCCATCCACTCGTGGCATCGCGGGCCGACGCGCCCCGATTACGCCGTGCCCGGCATGATGTGGATCAACGACACGGGCGGCCCGACCAACTGGCTCGTCAATGTCTACATGGGGCCGACCGTCGGCGACGTGGCGGTGTTCGGCTACGACACCACGACCGGCGCGATCACGATGCAGAGCGGCATGCTGCTCGCGCAGGCCGCCGCGCTGCCCTCGATGCGCTGGAACGCCACCGGCAACGCTGCCGACCAGAAGGACTGGCGCTCGACTGTGCTGGCCGATGGCACGTTGAAATTCGCGCCATACACCGACGCGGGCGTCGAGATCGCGCCCGGTATCGTCATGACCCGCGACGGCAAGATCATCGCCGATCTGTCGGGCTCGAGTGGCATCCCGCTCGGCACCTATGTCGGCACCGCGCCACCGGCTGGGCCGGGACCGAACCAGCTCTGGTGGAAGTCCGACACGGGCGTGCTGTTCGTATACTACAACGACGGCACCTCGGCGCAGTGGGTGCCGTGCTCGCCGCCGCAGGGACCGCCTGTGCCGGGCACCATCCTGCAGACGGCGCGGCTCGATACGCAGGCCATCGTCGCCTTGCCGGGCGCGCCGACGATGCCGGTCGCCAATCGCCCGACGACGGCGAACGGTATGCAGATGTTCGCCCCGCTCGCCATCACGCCGAAGTTTGCCAGCAGCAAACTGCGCGTCCGCTGCAAGGCTCAATACAATTGCGATCAGAACGACGTGGTGAGCATCGCGCTGTTCCGCGACGCTGGCGCGCAATCGCTCGTCGCGTCGGGCAATTGGGTTGGCGGCGCGAACATCATGGGCTTCGCCGAGATCGACTTCATCACTCCGGCAGCGGCCGCCGTCGCGACGAATTTCAGCATCCGGGCGGGCGCGAATTCGACCAGCGGCACCATCTGGCTCAACGGATCATCCGCCTCGGCGCAGCACTTCGGCGGCGTCGGCAACTCGTTCTTCCAGATCGAGGAGATCGCCTGATGGCCGCCATCGATTTCCCCAACGCGCCGGCCCTCAATCAGCTGTTCGCGGCACCCAACAGCGTCACCTATCAGTGGGACGGCACCGCCTGGATCGTCTACGGCACGAGCGGCGTGATCGCGGGTTCCACCGCCGCGCCGACCTACGACACGTTCAACGCCAAGCAGCTCTGCAACGCGTCGTGGACGGTCGGCGACAACGTGATGCAGATCACGCACGGCACCGAAATCTTCAACCGCACCTTCACGGCGCTCGACGCGACCCACCCCATCGAGGTCGATGTGGACATGCCGTTCGGCGCCGGCGGCGCGGCCGTGTGGTGCGTCGCGGGCATCTTCGTCGACGGCGCGGCTCCCGCCGTCGCGCAGTGCGCAATGGTCTGCAACACGCAATGGGGCGCGTTCCTCCGCGCGCGCTGGCAGGGGGTGCTCGCGGTGGGGCCGCACACTTTCACGGTTCGCGGCGGCGGCGCGAACGGTCAAGGCTGCTACGTGAACGGCGTCGACGCCTATCGCCTCGGCGGTGGCATCCAGCGTTGCACCATGACGATCCGCGAGATCGGCACCGGCGTGCAGGGACCGCCCGGCCAACCTGGGCCAGCGGGCGGCTGGCAGACGGGCGACACCGTGCTGAGCTATCGCACCGTGCCTTCGGTCGGCTGGATCATCATGGACGACGGCACCATCGGCGACGCGTCGTCGGCTGGCACGACGCGCGCCAACGCCGACTGCATCGACCTGTTCAATCTGTTCTGGCCCAACGCCAACTGCACCATCGCGGGCGGCAAGGGCGCGTCGGCCGCCGCTGATTGGGGAGCGCACAAGGCGCTCAGCCTGCCCAAGGTGTTGAGCCGCCTAATCGGCGTTGCGGGACCGCCAGCTGGCGCCGGCCTGACGGCGCACAATCCCGGCGACACGGTGGGCACGTCTGAGACACCGCGCACCGGACCCAGCGATAACCCGCAAGGCCTCGGCCCGCCGCCTGGTGGCTGGGTGATGGCGGGTGACGGTCACACGCACGCGCTAGTCATGCCGCCCACCGCCTACCAGAAAATGCACATCAAGCTCTGAGGGAGCATCGGCATGGACATCAGCAAATACCTCCCGATCGGTGAACAGGACGCCATCCAAGTAACGATCCTCTCAGGCGGCAACTCGCTGACCGGCTGGGCATGGCGCGAAAGCAACACCAGCACCGAAGCGATGGTGCGTGTGACCGGCGGAACGCTCGGCGCGCCCGGCACCAAGTGGGCCGTGGCGGATGCCGCGATCAGCGCGATGTCGGTCCCCGAGGCACCACCTGAGGCGGAAAGGAGCCAGCCATGAACGTCGTGATTATCATCATCATCGTCCTGATCGTGATGGCGCTGCTGCTCTACGCGGTCGAGCTGATCCCGCCGCCGCCGCCGCCCTACATTAAGCGGCCGCTGCAGGCGCTGGTGGTCGTCGTCGCCGCGCTGCTGATCCTGTCGCGCGCCACCGGCTGCTGCATCGCGTGGTGACGCAGCCTGCGCCGCCCTCGCGCGTTGCTGAGGGCGCGGTCACGACATCAACACGGAGCAGATCGATGACTGAGCGAGACCTGGCGGCACCGAGGGCGGCGCGTCGGGAACCCAACCAGGGCAGCCCGTGCGGATGACGTTCGACGGCCAGCAGATGACCATCGACGAGGCGCGGCGGAAGATGGACAGCAACATCGCCGACAAGCTCGCCGCGTTCCATCCGCACTGGAACGCCAACCAGCAGACCGCCGACGCCTTCGTGACGGCGTAA